TATTGTTGCGCCTGAGGCAATGACTGTTTACCGCAGCCCACAGGCGTATATGTCTGTAAACGTCGTATCAAACTTGCAGGTGCAGGTAGCGATTTACGGGTTTGTCTCAGTCATCTTAAGTAGTTGAGGTATCCCAAACGCACTACTCTTTTTATTCTTAGCCGTTGGTCTCCAGTTACTCTCTTTAGTCCATAACTTATCTAAGCATTTCATCTGCTTACTATCGTTAATTATTAAAGCTGCAAACGCTTTATATTCATAGTGTTTTATACTGGTTTTATCTACTGCTATGGCTGGTGTTATTGTTATTGCAGTAGCTATACATAGCACTCCCGATAGCACCAAACATCGCCTGCGAGCTACCCGCCCTAGCGGCTCGCCTGCGAGTATGGAGCGTACCAGCCTAGTCAAATATCGTTTCATAGGTTGTTCAGCATTTCTCATAGCATCACCCACGGCACACGCTTATTGGCCAGCTCACAATAGTTAGGGCTAATCTCACTGCCGATATAATGCCGCTTATTCAGTATTGCCATCTTGGCAGTAGTGCCACTACCCATAAATGGGTCATATACAAGGTCGCCCTCATCGCTCCAGCTGAGAATATGGTCTTGGGCTAATTCCTCAGGGTATGGGGCCGGATGGCCTGTACTATTCATTGAGGTTATATAAGGCCATATATTGACTCTAGGGCCAAACTCTCGCACCGGCTGTTTAATCTTGCCTGACCAGTCCATATGGCCAGCCCATTTATTAGCTTTATCGCATATTAAATTAGCTTTAGGTTTGCCCTTGCTAAACACAAACATATACTCAAATATCTGTGTATATCTGTTTGAGTCCGGCCTTGCAGGGTACTTGCTTGAGTTTTTCTGATAAATCATCGTATCGTGTAAGTTAAAACCCAGTCCCATAAAGTACAAAGCCTGCCTAAAGCTCGTGCCTGTCTCGGATCCGTTTTTAGTGGCATCGCCTACTACCCAAACAATTACGCCACCCTTTTTTACAACTCTGTACAGCTCTTGAGCGATAGCCTCAAAGTCAAAGCTATATCCCTCATAGTCGCGTAAATCATCGTACGGCGGTGAGGTTACAACGAGGTCGATACTGTTGTTTTCCATCTTTGCCATAGTATCGAGGCAATTCTCGTTATAGATAGTGTCCTTGTTAAGCATCTTTAATACTCTCCTCAGCATCTAACAGCTGTACGCCCAAAACCCCACAGCCGAGGCACTCCACTACAAGTACCCCGGGCGGTAAATTGCCAAACTCGGTTATATTTTTATGATCCTGCACGGCCTTACACACCCTGCAGCTAAAGCGCATTGTCGCCATACTCGGACCTTTTTAGGTACTTCATCTCGAACAGGTTAGCTTGAGGTACCCAGTAGTTGTTATCCCACGCCACCCGATACCTCGGCTGCATCGCCATAGCTACAGGCATCCAGCCCACAAGGTAATACACCGGTGATTTACCGATTACGAGTATTGCAATATCTCGCATACGCTCGGCAGGTCTAGGCCTATCCTGAATTATTAAATGACCGTTTACGTGGTGTGTGTGTTTGACCTCGATATTTCCACCAACATCTGCGCCATCGTGGAAATCGTCAAAGCGTGGCACGTAAGAGTAATCGTTAAAGTGAATAGCTACTGCTATCTGAGCTCCCATAGCCTCAGCCTTTTCCGTTACCATTTCGTGATAATTAAGAGCTCGGTTATATTGTCCCCGCTGAGTTGTAGGATGAGAGTTTTTAACCTGCATCCACTTAAAACCTACATCGTGGGCTAACTGCTCTTGTTCGTGGTCAAGTACTACACGATCTAACCCCGGCACAATTCGCATAGCCATATAACCGCCTCACCACCTACTACGGTGATAGTTAGGCCCCCTTGTTTGGACCTGTAGTCCCCGCAATTATCGCACTTATCCACAATTTCGCGGGTAATGCTGCCGTCTCTGTGGATGGTCGTAGCTACGCCGTCCTTAATCCTCTGCATTTCGCCCATTACATCCACACAGCCTTACACTGGTCTGTTTTCACCTTTGACGGGCAGGTCCAGCCTTTATAGGCGTTCCCCGTTTTGGAGCTCTTGCCCTCTTTGTAAATCATACGTCCGTGGTTACAAATAGGAGATGACTCTATAACCTCTGCTCCGAGTTGGTCCGCTACGGTCTCCACTGTTGCAGCTAGTGGTACCGCAGTGCCCTCGGGCTCTTTACCGATACTCCAGTAGTCCGGTGTACTTACAGGCTGCTCGACTCGTGCCATATCTTGCGAGGTACTACGTGCCTTGTGCTCGAGGCTCGGGGTGAGCAGGCCTATGCACCTACCATAAGCGGACGTGATCGTATCCTCAACAAACCATTTTTTAAGATTAGCCGGGTAAGTTGCCACGTTGCCATAGGCATAGTCCACGGCGCTAGGCACCGTATCCTCATATTCACGATAAGCCTCAGCTTTAATAAGTATCCAGCCCTCTTTAAGGTTTGCATCCTCGATATAGGCGATTAACCGGCCGCTCGGGAACTCTGATCGAAAGCGTTTGATACGGCTGTTTACATCCTCATAATTATCTAGAAAAGTCATTGTGATACTCCAAACTTGAGTAGAGGCGACTCAGCTTTAATAGCCTGCTCCACCTGCTCGGATAAAGGAAATACAGAGCCGTCCGGCCAGTTACTTACAGTCTCTCGGCACTCGCCGCAGTAGCTGCGTACAGTGCCTTTTGCTTTGATAGTCACGCTTGTAATAGTTACTACAGCTTGGCGGCGGGCCTTTTCGTGCCACTCCCACACGCCTTTGACGTGACGGCCACCCCAGCGATCTTTGCAGTAATCACAAAATACGCCTGCCTTTGAGGTGCTAATCATTGTTGCACCGACTTAGCGCCACGGCGATAGCCGAGCTGTGTGCCGATTTTCTTGCCCTCGTTAAAACCTTTTGCGTAGAAAATCACCGCGGTAATCGAGGCTACGATAAACATATAAATTAACACTTGTATCTCTAAAACTGTACTCATTGTATTACGCCCTTTGTTAAGGCCGATACGATCTAAACCCTGAGAGCTTAGCCCGGCTCGGCAGTTAGTGGTACACCATAAGGGTAAAGGCACATACCGACAAGATGCGACTAAGACACGCTAGGAGGTTGATCCTCTTTTTTAGGTTTGGACTTAAGCCCGTTACTTGCCAGTACGCCACCGAGGGAGCCGGTAAGAAATACGGTTAAAGTTGTAAGTAAGTCTATAAAAGCCCGGTCGTTAGGAGCTTGAGCACTAACCGGCTGAGTTACAAAGATAAGCGCGTAGAGCATCCCAAAGACCGATAGGCCAAAAACTACGGCTAAGGTCACTCCAATAAACACAATAAGGCGAGCGTGTAAATCCTCAGGGCTTAAACGGCTCATAGATTTCCTCGGGTATGAGGTCTTTGGTACACGTACCCACAACTTCGCACCGTGGAGGTTGGCACTCGGGGTTACTCCAGTTTTCGTATTCTTGGCACTCATACCTTACCCATCCTTGATAACCGCACCCCGATAGGAGCAACATCCCCAGTATCGCCCCTATCAGGGCTTTCATTAGTTGGACCCTATGCCGTATTGCTTTTCGCTAGGTGCTAGAGCTTTTAGGAGTGGACCTACTAAACCTGCGATAAATGCGTTAGCTAGTGTCTTAGGGTCTGTAATGCCTGAGAGATAAAGGGCTCCCACGCAGCTAACTGCAGCTCTCAAGTATGATAGGCCTGCAGCTTTGAGTTGTTCGCTCATTGTTGTACTCATTTCTGCCCTTAATTGACTTGGTATAACACCGATACGGTAGTAGTGCCTGAGCTAACTACGCCGTATAGGCCCTCGTGGTCGCCCACGGGGATAGTTAATTTATCTTTATGATCTACAAGGTAGCCGTTAGTTGTCGTTACGTCTGAGCCGCCAATATAAAGCGCAGCTGTTGTAGCGTGTAATAAAGCTGTTTGGTCCGCAATATCAGCCGGCACAATAACGGTAGGAGTTGTAGTAATAGCTATTTGTCTGCTCGTAGGCATTATTTAAGTCCTAACTTTTTGATTAACTCACCGGCTTTTGCCGGGCTAATTTCTACCTCAAAGTGCATTTCATCTTTACGGTTTACGTAATCGCCGCCCCATTTAAGGCCGTATTTTTTAGCAAGCGCACGGATCATAGGTACCTTTTCAGGAGGAAAAGTACCGATTTTGCCGAGAGGGTGTTTGGTGGCGTTAAGGTCGATAGCTGTACCGGATGAGTGGCAGCTAAGTTTGTCGGTGCTACCCCGTACCATCCTGTACGCATAGCCCCAGTCATCTAAGGCCCCGCCATCTATGGGCTCAATAAGCTCGTGAAACTCAGCCGCAAAACCGGCAAGTAATGGACCGCAGCCCTCAGCGCATCGCAGCTTAAGGTTTGTGCCCTCTACCTTGTAGCTAGTAATACGGATTTCGTCCGGGTCTTTTGAGGCCGGCCAGCCGTTATAACTCGTTTGCATCTGTTTTTCCTGGCACTATCCATTGGCAAGTATCTTCGTTAAAACCTAGAGAGTTAGCAGGCTCAGGAGCTATAAACGCATCTCTAATTGGATCATAAGTATTACCGACACCTGCAAAGTTTTTTCTAATTGTTCCGTTATAAGAGGTTTTAATCCAAGTACCACCGAGAGAGTGCATAAATGCCTCACCCTCATCGGGTAAATTGTTATCTCCAACTAAAACTCGAATAACAATATTATTTGTATCTATCTCAGCCCAGTGACTCATTTTACATACCTCACAATTATTAAACCCGACCCGCCGTTACCTGCTCCTGTGCTTGTCCACGATGAACCACCGCCGCCCCCTGTATTAGCAGTGCCATTTGTCGCTGTTGCATCTGATGCGGTAGAACCTCTACCACCGCCGCCATATCCTCCTGCAGGAATTGGCGCAACAGAGCCGGCACCACCACCACCGCCTGCGTAATAATAAGTGCCCCCTACGTTTTCACCTGATGAAGTTACAGAGCCCCAGGACGAAAATAGAGAAGTTCCATTTCCACCCGCACCGCCTGCATTACCTGAACCAGTATTAAATGCACTTGATCCTTGTACTCCAGTTCCGCCGCCACCGCCACCGCCCCACGCGCTACCAATACCATCACCACCGCCAAAACCGTAACCAGTTCCGCCTGTGCTTGACTGTGTAGATGCTCCGCCTGTTCGTTTAGGTGTTGTATTTCTAGCAGAGCCACCGCTACCGCATCCGCCAGACAAACCGTTACTATCCGCAGGAGCGCCAGCGCCGCCTAAACCAACAGTCAATGATGCAAACTGCGAGCTATTTCCATTATTAGCATTAGAGCTAATTTGAGTCGCCCCACCGGCGCCAATAGTCACTGCGCTTGCCGCTGAAACAGAAGTACCTGTTACATAAAAAATACCACCTGCACCGCCGCCTGAGTTCCACCCGGAACAACCGCCGCCACCGCCGCCAACGGTCAAAATGTCGCAAGATAAAGTAATAGACGGCGTAAAAGTTCCGGATGCTGTAAAAGTGTGATAAAAATAAGTAGCATCAGAAGTTATAGTACCTCCTGTAGCTTTTGGAGCTGCAACCCCAGTTGGAGAAATACTTGCAATATTGTTTAACATTAGGAAACAGCACCCACGATATACCAAGTATCTGTAGCAGTCTTAATACACGCTGCTGATTTATATTGTGCCACAGTAGGAGATGCTGCCGTAGCTCCAGCACTTAGGACTGTTGTAGTACCTGGTGTTACGGCTGAAATTGTGCATACACCTACACCGATATTAAGGACTGTAATAACAGTACCAATAGGAAATGCCACAGAGGCATTAGTAGGTATCTTAAAGGCAATAGCCGTAGCTTTATTCATAATCTCTAGTACTTGGTACTGATCTGATAGGACTGCTGTGTAGTCGCTTGTATTAGCTGTGCCGATAGTAAAGGCGGTGAGGCCGTTCATACCCGCACTTGTTAGTACGTCACCGGTAGCCCACGGAAAACCTGTAGCCATTTGTATATCTCCTTAGTAACTTAATACGTTAGTACCAAGTACTCCGTATAGTGTTGAGTCTAAAATAAACCCGTCTATTACGGGCTCAAGTGTAGTAAATGTCGTGCGCCAAGTATTAGGGGTTACGTAATGTCTAACCCCAAACACCTGTAAAGTCTTGGTAAGCGTAGAGGCTCCGGGTTGGTTGGTGGTGATAGTTACCGGATCAAAATAATCTAGGCCAAGAGCTGCGGTAATGCCTGCGCTGTAGTCAGGGAAATATAAATCTAGCTCTATAGCATCGCAGCGTATGGAGGTCTCAGCCCTAGATGCTACGTAAGCCTGTGCGTAGTCGAGGGCTACCGCATCGGTCTCCATAAGTAGGTTTTGTTGGTTATAGCTGTGTACAAAGTACTTGGCAATAGAGGCGGCGTTTGAGGCAACCTGCGCCGTACCACCTGAGCGGGTAACACTTGCTTGGTTATAGACAAGGGTATCGTCTAAACGCCAAACAGCATTGGCATAAGGTATCTCTGTGCCATTGTCGTTAAATAATGTAGGGGTGCCTGCAATACTCTCGGTCGTAACGCTACGATCTTGGAAAACAAAGGACCCTGCAGCATCGACGTAAAAGGCACCGTACTCGCTTGTAGTCACGGTCTGCATAGCTGCTAAGGAGGTGCGAGGTGTGCCCGGGTCTGCCTGCATCGTTGTAAGTCCGGGGTCTACATCTCTCATAGACTCAGGCCAGTCAATTTGATCTAAGATTTGATTTATGCGGGTACCGGATAAGTCGCCTGCAGTAGCTCCCGTAACCGTACTAATCTGAGCGTTTTGCGCCAGTCTAAAAGCGTCTACAGCTGAGATAGTCGTATACACCACGTCATTAGCATTAAGAGGGGTAGTAGTTGTATAGCTAGTAATAAAGCCTGAAAACATAGGATAAGTAACACCTGCATAAGTAGCTGAAATAGCGACCTTACGCATAGGGTCGAGTAGCTCGTAATAAGGACTAGCCGGGTTTTGCGGGTTAAAGTCTCCGTTTTGGTCCACAATACGCAAGGACAAAGTACCTGTTTGGAATTGGTCAGCTTGTGCGTTACGGCCTCTAATAATTTCTACGTTGTTTACTTGATCCGATACATCCACAATTACAGCTGCACTATCGGCTAATACGTTAGTACCTAAAATACCCTGGTCGATAATCATAGCCTGAGCAAAAGAGGGCCCAGTAGAAAAGTTAATAACTGCATTTATGACTGGGATAGTCATTAGATAGCCCCTGCATAGGTAGTCGAGTTACCGTAACGGTTGAGCTCTTGTATAGCGTTTTGGACTACAGAGGCTATTTGTTGATCTCCGATACCGGATGCGTTGATATTGTAGTTAATAGTTGTTGCGTTAGCGCCTTGTCTAGCTAGTTGTCCTAAATGCTCATCCCCAAAACCCATAAAGTCAGTAAGAGAGTTAGCGGGCAGTCCGGCCGCAGCGTTACCTGCGGACTCACCCATACGAGCAGAACCGGCATTAAAGCCACCCATACCTACGAGCGCGGTTACTACAGGTATTACCTGAGTCATCGCTAGAAGTGCTGCTAAGGCTGCTTGTAGGCTTGCTAGCCACGCATCAAACGGATTAGGTACATCGCTTAAGGAGTAAGCATTAGTACGTAACACTCCTAATAACCTTGCATCCTCAGTAATAAGAGCCGCAAACTTGGCAGCTCCTTGTACGTTGCCCTCGGCTATAGCATCCTCTAGCTCGAGGATATTAGTTTTAAGCCGGATGCGTACCCGGTCCTCCTCGTTTTGCTTAGCTAAAGCTGCAGCTGCTAATTGGATACGATCCATATCAAAAAGTTTTTCGGCTTGGTTAAGAAAAGCTGAGGCTTTTTCTAAAGCCAATTTTTTAGCCGCCTCTGCAGCTAGTTTTTGAGCATTAGCAAGTTGTATCTTTTGAGCAGCTGCTAAAGCCTTAGCTCTCTTAAGTGCCTCAGCCTCGGCTTTTGCTCGTAACTTTTCTACTGTAGTCAAAGAGTTTTTAGTGTTTTGTCCCGTTATAGACATAGGTGTAGTAAATGGCTGCGGTTTAATTCTTTGTGCCGCGCCAAGATCTCTTAATATGCCAGCCGGTGAGTATTTAATACTCCACGCAATTAAGCGCCCTAAGGTGCCTCCTGAAATACTGGCATCGAGTTTACGTACCTCAGCTACAACAAGAGCCAAACCGTAAACTGTGTCTGCTATCGCTTGGCCAAAATCGCCTATAGCCTTTGTCGCCGATCCTATTCCAGTATCGCCTGCAAGTACGGCAAAACTATCTACTAACCCTTTACCTACAGTCTCTTGTAAATTGTCGTAGGCAACTTTAATAAGGCTTAACTTGCCAGCATAGGTATCTAAAGCTGCTGCATTTTGCCCTGTAAATTGTTTGTTCAATTTCTCTTGTAATTCTGCAAACGTGGCTGTTTGTAATTCTGCCTGAGTTAAACCTAAGTTATATTTTTTAAGTCCTCGAGTATTACCTACAAAAGCCTGTGCAATATCCTGTGAAACGGTTACAAGATTTTCACCGCTACCGGCTGCGACATCTATGGCAAGGCCTAATAGCTCTTGCGATTTAGTAACGCTGCCGGTGGTAGTCAATAGTGCCTGCATAGCCGGCCTTAACTGACTGTCGAGTACGCCGGAGCTGGCCTCAAGACTGGAGATATAACTGCGTACTCGCTGATCCTCAAAGGCTAAGTTTAAGTTACCAAGTGTGCGGGTAAGAGTGGCAGCAGCTTTATCATCTGCTAAAAATGCTTTAACGGATGCTTTGCCAAAACTAACAACGGCAGCTGCGGATAAGGTAGCCCCGAGAGTCCTGCCCAGACTTTTAACGCTTTTATCAAAAGCGTTAACATCTTTGCGGGCTTTACTTAAACCTTTGCCGTCATACTCTGAGGCAACACTAAATACTAAATTAGGTAGTGCCATTATGCCGCCAATCTAAAGCTGTCTTTACTTATTTTATTAAACTTTTCTATAGCTGTAGAAATAGCCAAAATAACAGCATCTTGAGCCTTACCGCGATCCTCGTAAGCTGCTCTAAATATCATACGGCCGCGCTCTTTTTGCTTGTCTCCATATAAAGGACCCATACGGTTAATAAAATGAGCGCCGGCGTTTGGGTTATTAGACTTGCTATTAGAGTCACCGCCCGGGTTTTTACGTCCGGCAGTCTCATAAATAGCGCCAGCTGCCGAGGCATTATAAATATAATACAAAGCTCTAAAGCCATTACGATTACGTTTGCTAGGAGCTTGTGAGTATTTAATACCTTTAACTACCGTATCGTGGTCATATAAAGGGAAAAGGCGTACTCTGCCCTCAACGTTAAACTGCCTAAAAGCCGAGTTACGTTTAGTAATTTTCTTACCTACGCTACCCTCTGCCCAACCGTAAAGGTTATCCGGTTGAGGACTAGGTGCATACCCTCGAGCTTTATTGCGTAGAGGGATCATTACCCCACGTATCTCTTTGTTCATTTCTTTTAGAAGGTCCGGGTCAAACTTACGCATAGCTTTAACGGTGCTTAGCACCCCCTTTAGCTCTACGGGCATTTTCGGCCTCCTTTGCTTGGTCGTTTAATACTTGTATTAAGTTCTTAAACATATCTACATCTAGGTCTAGCAAGTATTGGGGCGGGATATGGGTAGCTATAGCTAACTGCGCTACTAGATACCCAAAGGACCCCCGCCCCACTACTCCAAAGGGAGATCGTCTAGGACCTCAACCTTAGATAAAGTATCTAAGAATAAAGGACCAAAAACAGGTACTACCTCACCACTTGCGCGTAAGCACTCGTGGGCTAACCAATAGAGATCACTCTGCTTTTCGTCATCGCGAAAGGCTTTCATAAACCCCTTTTTTGCGTACAGCTCAAAGGCATACTCGATACGTGGCGTAATCTGATGCTCGGTTACGTTTCCGTCTGCCCTTGTTATTTTGAGTCGTGCCATTTGTTTAGCCCCTTTTCTTTTCTTTAGACTGTTGTATCTACGACGATCGCAGAGTTACAAGTAAACGTAATTGACTGAGTAGAAATATCTCCTACTGCGCCGTTAATATCGGTTGTATTGTTCACGAGCACAGTTGCTTGATATTCAGGGTTAGTAGCTGAAATAGCAGCGCTTGTTTGCTTAAGCGTAATAGGCACTGTTGTACCCCAAGCAGCTTGCAAAGTTTGTAGTACTTCACCTGTTGCAGTGTCGTTTAGGAAATCTAGAGTAATAGTGCTTGCCTCTAGGCCCTTAACAAACTTATGCGCTGTATCGCCCATAGCTGTAACTTCGAGCTCGTCAAAAGTGCGGTTAATTGTTGCGCTTGTTACGTGGTCTGAGAGGTCTACGCTGTTAAGTGTGACCACTACCCCGTTAGATAAGAAAATGGCCATAGCCTTATTCCTCTACTTTCTCTGTTGTTGTTTCGGTTGGTTTAGTTGTTTTTGGTTTAACTTGTTCAGGTTGATCCTGTCCAATTTTAATTAAAAACGCTTTGTCCTCGTCTGTTAATGCCATTGTTTTACTCCCAGCTCGTTAAAACGCTTATACTAAAATCGGCCGTTAGTAAGTCCCCGCTTTGTACGCTAAGTACTGAGGGAGCCGACATACTGCCAATATTCATTACGATATTTGAGTTAGCCAATTTCTTAAAAACTGCGCAGGCCAGAGTTTCGATACCGTTAAGATTTCCACGGTTATCGAGCATTGGCACCGTCATAATAATTTTCAGGTTTGCTAAAGGTGAGATATTTAGGTTTGTGTTATTGCTTGGCGTTAAATAATTTTCTGCCGGTGCGACGATAACGCTATTAGCTGTAATAGTTGGAGGCGGAAAATCGTAGGTATTCCATACGTTTGTATTCGCTAAAGCCGCTGCGATAGTCGCACGGAGCGTAGTTATTGGAGTAGGCATCTATCCGACCATAGCCGCCGGGTTTGTGTAACCCGCGATGAGGCCGCGGATTTTCCCGATCATCGAATTACCGAGGCGATATGGGCTTGGACTAAATCCGTCAATAGTTACGCCGCCTGTTTGGCTGACCTGCCGGGCTTGGAAAATATCCACGGCTAAAATCATCGCAGCCTCTCTTACAGCTGGCGTTGTTGCGTAGGTACTTGTCTTTGTATCTGCTCCTACAGCTGAGCCATAAGGCAATACACGAGAGAAATTAACGTTAGCGGCAGTCTTAGCAAACTGAATAAAGCTATAGCCGTTTGGCCAATTCCATACGTTTGTATTCCAGCTGATAGCAGGGATGAGATTAGTAGTGCCAGTGCTCCACGGAATAGTGCCGGTAATTGTGTAAGTACCGTTAAAAGTAGCTCCGCACCCAGTTAAGGTAACGCTTTGACCGGTCGTAAAAATAGCCGGGTTAGCGATCATTACGGTAGCTACGTTATTTTGTAACGTGGTCCCCACTACCGGCGCGGAGTCAAACCATAAAAATTGGTTAAGAATATCCTGAGCAGCTTGGCAGCACTCCTCTACAACGGCATCGCTATATAAATCGCCGATACCGAGGTTATCGCGTAACTCTTGCTCTGTTACGTAAGTGGCTGCCACTTGTCTGCTCCATTTCTAACTATGGGCCGGGAGAGCTCAAAGGGCTAAGAGCCCTCCCGACTGCTATAGGTATT